TCGTTATTGCTTAAATTACCAAAAGCTCCGCCTGTAGGTGATTGTCCACGAATCATATTTACTACATCTATAAGTGTTGGTTTTTTATTTGCTCCATACATAATTATTTCCCCTTTTTACCGTAACCTTTTTTGCTTTTATGTTTATTGCAAGCTATGTAAAATTTGTTTTACTCTAAAAATAGTACCGCAAAAAATTTGGGTACTGACGTTTACTATTCTATTCCTGTAACAACTTTGATATTAATGGGTGCACCCCCTTCGCCTGTTAATTCTGTGGTATGTTTTTCTGACCATTGTGCACGGGTTTTAAGCCAGAACATCATAGAAGCGGTGTCACCTTGCTTAGCTTTCTCATACAATGTCCCAGCAATGACAGCGTTAGCCTCAATACGACCCTTTTCTAGCTCAGGTTTATAGTATTTGCGTAGGGTGTCATCAGATATTGACAACATATAAGCTATATCTTCATGCCTAGTACCTACTTTAGATAATTCATAGACTGTCGTTCGGGTGGTCGCTGTTGGAAGGTGTGCGGGTCGACCTACTTTGCTCCCCTCTAATTGAGAATGATTCTCATTCGCATCTACCACTATGTTTATCTTGCCACTGTCTATTATTTTTTCATTCATATATTTATTTTTATCTTTGTTTAAAATAATTGTTGACAATCTTAGTTAACATATATTATTATTCGTGCATGGTGTTTAAACACCTGTTTTTATAACTTAACGGAGATATTAAAATGCAAACAGTTTACGATGAATTAATTAATGCCAATCAAGTTTATGGCTTACATATTAAAGATTATCAAATCCGCATTAAAGAGACAGATAAAGGCGTCATCATAGATGTTTTAAATGCTTCAAACATTACAGGAAAGCCCTTAAAATCTCTTTTCTTATTCGATAATGACTATAATTTAAAAGGAGAGTAACCATGAAACAATTATTGCCTATTGGCTTTACTTATGAAAACGGTCAATTAATCCGTATCTATCCAAACCCTAAGCTAAATGACCAAATTAAAGACGCTTTACGCGATGATTGGAGAGTAAGCTGCCAACGCTGCAAAGATGACACGCTCTTTTTAAATCGTATCTAATCACATCACATAACAGAGAGAAGCCCGTTTTTACGGGCTTTTTTCTTTTCTAGTCTTATAATCCCTAAGAATTGCAATTTAAGCCTTTAATTAGTCAATCAATGCTCAATGTTAAATATACCTCTAGAACGCTCACAATCGCTCTGTATTGCATTTTTATTTTCTTTTGATACATTACCATTACTTTGCAATAAAAACGCTTATAACGCGTCCTACGAAATTGTATTGAATAATAAGTTAATTTAGATTGACTTTAAGAGGGGTTTTTGGAACGCTTTAATTCTAACATTTTTTTAAATTGGAGTGAATAGAAAAACGTAAAAAAAAGATAAAAAAAAAGGCGGAAAAAATCCGCCCTTTATTAATTGCAAAAAAATTAATTTAAATTTGTTAAAATATACTCACCGCTTTTTATTTTTGCCCTTGTTGAATCTATCCCCTCGTTTAAAAAATCACGCCTATATTTTGCTGTGGTATTTGAGTAATTCCATGTTTTCTCATCAAGGTATATTTTACCGTTTGATATTTTAACGATGATTGAGTCATAACTTTGGAAAAAACTATTACCGTCATCATCATAAATTATAAATTGATTAGTTACTAAATTTCCTTTGTTACTTGTCATGTTTTTAACTTGCATTTTAAAATCTCCCGTAAAAAAATAAAATAAAATTAAACTAGCTAATAAAAATTATTACATGATGTTTAAACGCTGTCAATAATTATTTTACGCTTTGCAAATTACGGACGAAACAATAACCATTAAAAATTCTTTCATTAAAACTAAAATTGATATTTTTATTTTTTAAAGCCTCTACAAAAACATAAGCATCACAATCCTCTTCTAAAAAATAATTATCTTCATCTTGATAAGAGTAAGATGAAATTTTATTTAAAATGTTTAAACTATTAAAAAAATTTTTATCAACTTTAATCCAACCGTGTCCAGCATCATGAATAAAATTAAAAACTTTCATTTTAAAATCTCCAAAAAAAATAAAATAAAAAATAAAAAAATTAGCGGTCAATAAAAAAATATCAACCGCTAAAAAAAAATTAACCTACTTGCATTGGTTCGTTACAACACGCACAATATGGTACTCCATAATTTTCAATTGCTGTGCGTGAAGCCCTTGCAATAAAACCGTTATCGCAAAATAATTTTATCATGCGTGTGCTTTGCTTTTTACGCTCTGATAAATTAAGGCTTGAATGTGGATATTTTCCAATTTCATCTATCCATGTTTGAATAGTAGCCTTTAAGTCATCACTCACAACCGTTGCTGTCATTTTGCCAGTCAACCCAACGGCTGTAGCAATTTTTTTAAACTCTTTGCCATGTGCCTTAACTGTATCTCCAAACATGTGCCTTTGAATCGCATGAGTCAATTCATGAATCAAAATACCAACGGCTTCAATGCTGTCATCAATAGAAGGCTCAATCATCATCTCATGAAAACCGTTTTTAGATAACACAGGGTTATAATGCACACCAACCGTTTTATTTTTACTACCTCTTACACCTTTGATAAAACTACATGATACTTTTAACTTGTCTCTTATCTCTGATAACATAAAACCGTTTTTATCAAACAAAGGCACAGCCTTATCTATCATTGTATTTAAATACGTCTCCCTATTCATAATATAATCTCCATGTAAAATTAAACTTACAATTACATTATAGGCATATCGTTTAAACGCTGTCAAGCGTTTTTTACGAAATATTTATTATCAATAGTTTTTATTTCATTCATAAGTAATTTTTTTCTAATCAATCTATAAGCGTTCCTGTTATCATCATCGTAAGCCATTCGCTTTATTTTGCTATCTAATAAACCAAATAATAAATGATATTCATTCAATGTAAAAAAATCGGTTTCCATAAAAAATCTCCCAAAAAAAATTAATGATATTTATTTAAAAAATAAATTGCAATGCACCAAAAAATTATCCATAAAAATAAAAACATAAAATCTCCCTATAAATATTTATAAAATTCAGCCCATTTGTCTTGTAATGCACTGACATTGATAATTTTATCTAATTCTTTCTCTATATCATGTATTCTCGTTTCAGGACTGCATGAATACTCATTCCACATAACATAACTATATTTATCTGTATCTAAATTATCAAAATCAATATATGGTTCAAATTTTGACTGATAACCCTTTACTTTTTTGTCTCTAATAACAGGTATAATATAATCTTTATCAATAGCCATAACAGAACATTCACCTATATCCCACTCTTGATACATTTTTTTAATTCGTGCTTCTGTTATTTTGTTTGTTTGCTCAATGTAAATATTATCATCACTAGCAACCATAACATCGTAACCATGTTTAAACAGCAATTGACATAATTCATACATTAAACTTTTCATAATAATCTCCCATACTAAAAAAATTAAGCATTACCAACCCACGCTACTGAAACTATATTTTTTCTAGACCTCCACTCATTTCCGTCAATCCATTTTCTTATTGCTTTAAAATCGTTTTCTGCTTTTATGTAAGTTTTCTGCAAACGATAATTGTTAGTTTGATTACAATATTTAATTACATAAATTCTCATATTAATCTCCCAAATGAAAGTCACAATTTCAGTATGACATTGTAAATTTATCTTGTCAAGTATTTTTTATATATATATTGGGTATTGGGTGTTGGGTATTGGGTAGCATACCGTTCGCATTGCATTGGCATTGCGTTCGCATAGCGTTCGCATTGCGTTCGCATAAATAAACTTTATACGAGCGTTTAAAAAATAACGGTTAAATACCCGTTTTTATTCGTTTTTGAAATATTGGTTGACAGAAAAAAAAATTGTGCTAATAATATGAAACAGCAACAAAAAAATTGTTTTATTAAATAAAATTGTTTAAACAGGGAGAAAAAAATGGACTTACGAAATCCAAAAAATAGACAAACAATAATTAAATCATTTGCGAGTGAGTTTAGTAAAATTGCCAAGAAAAAAAATAATCGCATATCATTAATTGATATTTGGGATACTGAAGCTGTCATTGAGAAAAAATTTGGGTTGACTATGAAGCAATCAGGAAAAATGTCGTATCAAGTATTAAATATGTATGCAAAAAGGGAGGAAATAGCATGAATAAAACAAAAATAACAGAGTTAGCAAAACAAATCATTTCTTTTTCACATGAAAATTGTGATATGTGGGAAGAAAATCATGCAACAGATAAAGAAGCTCTTGATAATTCACATGAAAGTTTTTGGATTGAGTTTTTAGAAGATGGTGAAGAAGAAAATCTTTTTACTGAAGCTGAATTTTATAATGCTTTTAATATTGCTTATGATATTGTCAATAAAGGGGAGGCAACATGAATAAAAACATAGCTATTACATGGGGGATTCAAGACGTAAAAAAATTAGAGCCTACATTAACTAATAAACAAGCATGGCAGGTTCTACGACTTGCTGAACGTAACCATGACTGTAATGTTGGTATTAATTGGGATGTTCTTGAATATTGGATAGGGGAGGTAAAATAGCCATGATTGTTGAGTTTATTCTAATCGTGAGCAATGTAACAGCCTTTGGTAATCATGAGACTATCGAAGGCTCTTTTAGTACCTGTGCTGAAGCCGCAACATTCTACGAGACTTTCTATCGTGGTAAAGATAAGTACGATGGTTATAGATGTATACGGGAAGATTTAATTAATAAAGGAAAATTTGATGGGTAAAAATTATAATCAATACATAATAGACGAGCAACACAAAGGTAAGTATAAAACTACTGAAATAATAATAAATCCTATTACACAGAAAGAATTAACTCTGACATGGGACTATCATGGCAGATACCCTACGGAACAAGAACGAGAAGCTACTAGGCAATACGCAATCAATTTACAAAAACAAGAAAGAGAGAAAGCAAATGAAGGGAACGAATGAATATTTTGGAGACGAAAATGAACTTCAAGAGGAGCGAGAAGAACAAAAATTAAAGTATGAAGATGGTCTATACGACTATTTCAAAAATTATGATAAAACTGATTAGAAAGTTATGTTGACAATTTAAATAACTGTGATTATAATGGTTATTCAATTTTTTGAGGAAATTATATGAAAATATCAGATGTTTTAGCAATGCACAGTAATTCACAGAGTGAACTAGCAAGAGCCTTAAATGTATCAAGACAGGCAGTTAATATTTGGGTTAAGAAGGGGGAGTTGCCTTTAATAAGACAAGTATGGTTATTGGCTGAAAAAAATGATATAGAGGGGATTAAAAATGTACTACGCAAGCGGGTATCTAGTATTTGATTTTATGAATGAACCAATCCGTTGGTTTAGTACATATGAGGAAGCTAAGTATTTTACTAGCAATCGTCATGAGTGCAAGATTAAAAAGCAAACTATAGATTTTAATAAAGAAAAACCATGTTTATTTTAGGGAGAGTATTATGCAGTATTATAATCATCATATCGGTGATTTTAAAAGAGACACAAGTTTCTTATGCCATAAAAAACGCTCTATCTACCTTGAGTTAATTTGGCTTTATTATGACACAGAACAGCCTTTACCCTTAGATATTTCATTGTTAGCACGTAAGTGTGTATGTGATGAAATAGAAGTCTCAGACATCTTATCATTATTTTTTGTAGAAGAAGATGATGGGTATCATCACAAGCGTATAGACGAAGAGTTACAAAAAGTTTATGAGCGAAGTGAGAAAGCAAAGCAAAGTGCGTTTAAACGCTGGGAAAGTAAACCAATAACTGTGCGACAGAAAAAAGTTATAGACTCAACACAGTTTGATAGGTTTTGGCATATTTACCCTGCTGTAAGACGTAACGCAAGAGACAAATGTTTAAAAACATGGGCTGTTAAAAAATGTGATGACAAAATTGAAGAAATAATAAAGCATTTAAAAGAAATGATAGAAAGTGAGCAATGGAGAAATCCGCAATTCATTCCGTTAGCTACGACTTACATTACTCAAGAACGATGGACAATGATAGACGACAGCCATTCTAAATGGCAATTAGGGGGAATATAGTGAGTGCAATGAGTGTGGGAGATGTTATGAAAAGACTTACTATTACCAAGTCTGATGTAGACGAATGGACAGGTGAGCACGTCACAGACTTTAAAATAAAAACTACCTTAGAATATGCTGACGATTTGCTAAAGTATTATAATGGCGAATTTAATCAGGGGCTTAGTTTAGGGTGGAGTAAGACAGATGACTATTTTAGGGTAAGAATGGGTGAGCTTACGATTGTGCAAGGGGTATCAGGTAGCGGCAAAACAATGTGGTTATCACAGGTGACTATGTATTTATTAGGCACTAAAAAGGTAATGATAGCCTCGCTTGAAATGCGACCTGTACTTACCTTGCATAGATTTGTAACACAGACAGCAAAAACGTGTGAGCCCACAGAAAGTTATATGCATGAAATTCTAGACAGGGCAAATGAAAAGTTATTTATTTATGACCAAGAGGGAACGACCACATCATATGATATGGAAGCAGTTGTATCTTATGGAAAACACGTACTAGGTATTGACGTTTTTGTTATAGACAGTTTGATGAAGATGTCTGATATTAATGAAGATAATTATGATAAGCAAAAGAACTTTGTAGACAGGTTAGCTGTAATGGCGAGAGATTTAGGTGTGCACATTTTCTTAGTCTGCCATACAAAAAAGTTATCAGAGGATTTTGATGTTCCTGAAGCGAATCATATTTTGGGCTCTTCACACATCCGTAATTTATCAGATAATGTTGTTGCTATATGGCGTAACAAGCATAAAGAAAGACGTATGGCAAACAATGAGTTGACTGATGAGGAGATGCGTATTATTCCTGATGCTAAACTTTGTATTCAGAAACAAAGAAATTATATTGGGGAGAATAGTGAAGCAATAATTAATTTTTGGTATGACAAAAAGTCATTACGATATAAGGAAAGACCATGACAACAATGAATGATTTTGTGAAAAGTATTAAAGAAGTTTTTGGTAAAGAAATAGCGTATAGAGTAAAAGCAAAAGATGGCAGAATTTTTAAATCGAACAATTGGGATTCTGCTGTAAAGCGTTTAAACATTAAAAGACGTGATAAGTAAAACAAATTAGACAAATGTTTTAATTAGGGTTAATATTAGATTGTCATATATTTTTAGGAGATTATTATGAGTGCATTAAATGACAAAATAGATTATATTATTTTTGAATTAACAAAAATAACAAATGATTTAGATAATTTAAACAAAGAATTAGATAAACAAGATAAGATTGTAAAGGCT